TCACCTCCGACAGCCCTTATCGGCTTTACAGGCTTGCTTGATGAGAAGAACTTTGCACTCAATCGGGTGGGTGGCCTACTTTCTACCGACATGCCTAATGCCAAAGTCGAGCAAATGGCACCGTCCATCCCCAATGACCTCTTTAGAGAGATTGGCGAGATTGATCAGATGTTTGAAGAAGCCTCTGGCATTGTCAATGTGCTGCAAGGCAGGGGTGAATCAGGGGTGAGAAGTGCTGGTCATGCGTCTCAATTGGCACGTTTAGGGTCTTCCAGAGCCAAAAAACGTGCACTAATCATTGAAGATGCCTTAGAAAAGATGGCAACGCTGTATTTGAAGGCGATGCAAGCCTATTCTGACCGCATTTACACCGATGATCAGGGTGATAAGTTCATTGCTAACCAGTTCACCAAGGACTTTGTGGTGAAAGTGGATGCACATTCCAACTCACCGATCTTCACAGAAGACCTGCGGAGCCTTGCATTCCAGCTTGCAGACCGTGGTGCGATCACTAAAGAACGTTTGATTGACATTTTGGAGCCTCCGATGAAGCAATTGCTCAAAGAAGATCTCCGAAAGATGGAACAAGCGCAGCAAGCAGCACAAGAGATGCAAAAACAACAGCAGCCAACCCCTGAAGGCGCTGCTCCTCCTTCTATGTAGAGGTTTTTATGCTGACAAACGGTAATTCCAACATGAACGGTGGTTCTGGCGGCTCAAGCGGTGGCACTGACCGTTATTCCTACCAAAATGACCGTCCAAGAACCAATGAATCTCAGTTAAAACAGATTTATCGCACTCCGCAGCTCAATTACGGTCGTGCAACGATGAATCGCACGGGTTATCAACGCGCAGGAGGTCGTTTTTCATGATGCAACGCAAAATGTTACGTCGATCACGCCCTTATCGCCGTTGATCGCTTGACAGACGGTCGGTAAGTGGTTACAAACCGCCCTGAAAGGACATAAATATGGGTGTTAGTGCAGACGATTTGATGAAACTCATCCGAGGCGGTGCCAAGGGTGATGGAAAAGCCTCGATGGAGATTGAAGTCGAGGAAGAAGGCACTGAAGGCGAAGAAGGCATGGAAAAAAAGCCTGCTTTGTCAGGCGCAGCATCCCCGCCAATGTCTTCCCCCATGTCCACGCCTGAACCCAAGAAAGGCGAGGAAATGCAAGGTCGTATTGATGTGCAACTCGGTATGGGTATGCTCATGGGTGCGATGCAAAAGTTTCCTGATGGTTCGCCAGAGCAAAAGGCGATTAAAGATGCCATCGGCAAGATTGGTTCTGCATTTGGCGAGATGGATTACAAAGCCAAGGAACTTGTACCTTCTGAAATCATGCAAATGATTCAAACCCTGCCTCAGGCTGGTGGCGCATCGGCTGAGATGCGAGCAATGGCTGCGGCACCAACCCCTGGGACTCAAAACCCACCCTTACCTATCTAGGAGATAGCGATGGAGCTTTTTAAACCTAAAGCTGGCACCATCCGTCGTCCGACGGACAACCAGCAAAAGAACGGTCAGATTTACAACCCACCCCGGTATGAGCCGTTTGGTGGTCTGAGTGGAGCGAACAAGGTTACTAAAAACCAGATGACGCTTTCCAAACCCGGTGACACCAAGCGTGTCATTTAACTAATTGTTTTAAACGGCTGAAAAAACAATGTCGCTAGAAAACCTTACCCCTGACGCACGAGATGAACTTGCTGCCTTGGCGAAAGCCTTGGCTGAAAATCCAAAGACCCGAAAGGAGTTTTTGCGATTGACCAAGCAGGCACATCCCGACCTTCCTGTTCCTGAACTTGAGATTGAAGATCGAACCAATCATGCCATTAGCGAGCAGCAAAATCGCATTGCACAATTGGAAGCGAAATTGAAAGAGAAGGACGCTCGCACTGAGTTAGAAAGACGTAGAAATACGTTGAAGGAGAAACGTCTTGCCGAATCAGATGATGATGTCAAAGCCATCGAGAAATTGATGATTGAAAAGGGCATCAGCAATCATGAGTCGGCTGCTGAGTACTACAACTGGATGCGCCAGGCTGATAAGCCTACGCCAGCGTTCAGTAATTCGCCAATTACCTCGAAGGTCAATGACTTTCAGAAGTATTTGAAGAACCCGGCAGCGGCGGCAAGGGAAGCAGCGGCGAGTGCACTCAACGAGCTAAGACAGGGAAACCAGTCTCGCCCGATTGGACTTCGTTAATTAGGTCTGTTTCTTAAAAGGAACCTATCATGCCTATTGGTGGCGGTATTATCCCAACAGCAGGCACCAGTCAGTACAATGAACTGACCTACGTTACCCGTAGGGCTTTCATTCCGAAACTGGTTGTCCAGCTTTACAACTCAACTCCCCTGCTTGCTGCATTGCTTGCAAACTCGCAGACTGCCTCTGGCGGTGTGTCGTCTGTAACCGTGCCGGTACAGGGTTCTCAGTTTGTCAACGCGCAGTGGTCAGACTACAGCGGTTCGTTTGCACAGCCTAGCGTTCAGCAAGGTGCTTACAACGCTGAGTTCAACCTCAAGCTGATGATCGCACCCGTGCCGTTCCTCGGTATGGAAGGTGCTGTTCAGCAAGACTATGCTGTGATCCCTTTGATTGAGGCTCGCATGAATGATGCGACCAACGTCATGATGGATGCCATGGCAACAGCGCTTTACAACAACACCAGCAATGCACAGCAATTCACTGGATTGCCCATTGCAGTTGATTCGGCAGGCACCTATGGTGGCTTAAACCGCTCAACCTATGCTTGGTGGGGTTCTAAAGAGTACGCCGCAGGTAGCGTTAACCCAACCCGTCAAAACATCCTCCAGTACATCTCTGGAACGGTGAAAAACGGTGCTGAGGTGCCTTCCTTTGGTGTTTGCGGCTTTGGCACTTGGACACTGTTGGCGCAAGACTTTGTAGGCCAAGAAACCTACATGATCACCCCTGGCAGCAACTTTGCAAGCGGTGAAGAAGGCCCAACGTCTGGTTTCCGTGCGCTCATGGTTGCAGGTGTGCCGATTTATCCTGATCCCTATTGCCCAGAAGGCACCTTGTACTTGCTGAACTCGAACTACCTCAGCATGTACATTCACGATCAGGCTGAGTTTGCGTTTACTGGCTTTGAGTCCACGCTGCCTAACTGGCAGATTGGTTATGTTGGCGCAGTGTTGACCATTGCTGAAATGGTGAGCACCAAGCCTAAGAGCATGACCAAAGTGACCGGCCTTAACTCACTCACGCTGTAAGGAGTTAATCATGGCATTAGGTCTCAATAAAATCATCGTTAGTGGCTTAAGCAGCGATGCAGATGGCGCGTACTTTGACTACGTTACCCAATCGGTAACGGCAGGCACTGACTACACGCTGCCTGCTGGTCTGTATGTCATCTATCCCGTCGCAAACTGTAAGTATCAGGCTTATAACGGCACATCTTGGGCCGATGTAATTGCAGCCAATACCGGTGGCATGATGGTTTCTGATGGTCAGAACGTGAAAATCGTTTCGACCTCAGGCACTGTCACGGCACTGTTCTTGACCGTCAATGGTGGTCAGGCTGCTTCTGGCACCTACAACTCGTAATTGGAGTAAAGCATGGATGCAAACAAAGTCGGTAGTCTATTGCCGCAGCAGTTTGGAGGCATCCTGCTTGGGAAGTTGATCGGCGCGAATATGAATTCCACCGCTGATCAACAGATCACCATGTTTAGCAATCCGTCGAAGTTCATTCTTCGACGTATTGTGGTGACGAATGCTTCAATCTCTTTGTCCACGGCTGCTGGCGGCGTTTATACCGCTGTTAGCAAAGGTGGCACAGCGGTTGTTGCAGCGGCCCAGGCTTACTCCTCGCTTACAACGTCATCGCTTTTTCTTGACCTCACGCTTAGTACGACAAGCAGTGCAAGTACGACGGTGAAATCAAGCATACCCAACTTATACTTATCGCTCACCACCGCTCAAGGTGCGGCAGCAACAGCGGATGTATATGTTTACGGGGATATCTTAGAAGCATGATCTTTGTCACAAACAAAGGTTCTCAGCCACTGGTTGCCAAGTATGTCGATCAGTGGTTTGAGTTTCCTCCAGGTAAAAGCGTTCCTATAGAACCTTATGTGGCGCGGCATATCTTTGGATATGGCGACGACAACAAATATCAATACTTGGTGCGTTTAGGTTGGATGAAGATGAATACCGACCATGATAAAGCGATGGCTCGGCTTGCCGAGTTCACCTTTACTGACGTACCAGTAAAATCCGACCAACAATCAGCCGTGTTGGTGGAACGAGTAGCCCCTCCCGCTCCCCGTGGGCGAGTCGGGGCCAAAGTCCAGCCCCAGACAAGCGATGAGGCATAAATGGCAACCTACTCAGGGTATATCGCAGAAGTTAGACGACTTTTGCATGATGCTGCTGGCAACTTCTGGACTGATACCGAGTTAACCGATTACATCAACGGTGCTCGGCATCGTGTCGTTCGTGACACGGGTTGCCTGCGCAATATCCTGACTGGTGCGACCACCACCTCGGTTGAAACACTTAACATTTCCACACTGACACTGCCCTCATGGGCAGAACAGATTCTGGACATCCTCAATATCAATCTGTATTGGGGTAATACACGCATACCTTTGCGCTACATGTCATGGTCGCAGTTCAATGCAGAGTTGCGTTTCTGGCAGAACTACACAGGCAGGCCTATTGCGTTCACACGTTACGGCCAGAATGAGATCTACTTCGGCCCAGTACCTGATCAGGTTTATGTGATTGAGGTCGATACGATCCTGTTGCCAGTGCCGCTGACATCAGACTCGCAGACTGAAGTGATCTTAGAGCCTTACAC